CTAGAGGTTTGATACTGTTTACACCTGTCCTCTGCATCAATAGCCATACCAACTTTAATCCAACCTTTCCAAGCTTTGTTTTCTATAATGTAGACTTCTCCGCGCTTAGTCTTTTTATAATTTGTAAGCGAACTAAATGCTGCATCTTCAAAAGATTTATAGTTTCCTGCTTTATAAAGAGGATGTGATTGTTTAATGTATTGACCATTAACAAACATTCTTTTTTCGTTTTTCTTTACATGAGAAGATACTCTTCTTCTACCATCTTTTTGACCATAGTACCACCATTCACCATCTTCTAGTACTGCGTTTTTAACTCTAATGTGTTTCACTCCAGTTCCCTCCTGTGTCATATTCACCATCCAAAGGACAGCGTAGTTTAAATACTTCCCCTGCTTCTATAATAGAACTGACTCCAAGTTCTCCAATAGTTTTAGCGTGTTCTTTAGGTACTTCTAACTGCCATTCATCATGTATGTTAGCTACAAACTTATGCTCTAACCAATGCTTCCTTAACTTATTGTCAAAGATAACTAAAGCTTTCTTCATAACGATAGCTCCTGCACCCTGTAATAATGTGTTCAAAGCAGCGTGTGCATTACGAATGAATAACTTTCTACCATCTAATCCTTTGAGGAAACCTTTTGCAGATGCTCTCGTAACTCTATCTCTAAGAGATTTAAATGATGGTTTATTATCAAAGAACAGTTGTCTAGCTCTTGAACCATCTTCTTTTTTTCCTCCAACCACGCTTCCAAGTTTTTCATCTCCTGCTCCGTACATAAGCGCATAGATGAATGTCTTTGCCTGATCTCTTGATTTAAGTTTAGCAAGTTTTTGATTTGCTGTGTGTATGTCTCCGTTGAGAATTTCATTTGTATAGTCCTCGTCATTCATGTAGTGTGCTAACATTCTTATTTCTAATCCAGATGCGTCAATACCTAACAAGACATTGCCTTCATCTACTGTCCAACAAGCACGACATTCAGCACCATAAGGTTGTCTTAGGCTCGGAATCTGAGCTGTGTTTGGATTGCGGTGCGTCATTCTTCCTGTGATAGCTCCATTAGGTATAACAAATCCATGTATTCTGCCATCATCTGCAACAGCTTTAACCCAAGAATCAATCTGTGCTATGCGTTTCTGTAACAAAAGAAACTCTGCAATCAGACTAGCTTCGTGTATGTGTGTAACTTGTGCTAAAGTTTTTTCATCTACGATAGGTTGACCAGTAGGTGTAAATCTTTCTGGCTTCCAACCAAAGTCAATCAAGTATTCTCCAATCTGCTTACGACTGCCAAGATTAAACTCAACTAATTTCTTACGCATGAATGGTTCATTGTTTCCAAACCAAAGACAGTTATCATACTCTTCATCAGTAAGTCCACGCTTAGATAATGTTCCATCTTTCTTTACATAAGGTGTTACTAACTTATCATCTACCAACTTAGGTTTGAAAGTATTATGTACCTCATCTTCAATCTCTTGTTTTCGTTCTCTAAGTTTTGCTAATAAAAGTTCAGCAGAATAAGTATCGAACTTAAATCCGTTCTCTTCTTGCTCTTTCATCAGTCTTGCAACATCGTGTTCAAGTCTTATACATTCTTTAGAAAATCCTTTAGCTTCAAAGCGTAGCTGTTTGAATACCATAGTGTTTAGCTGTACATCTTTGACACAATACTTCATCATTTCTGGAGAATAATTTAGATAATCTTCAAACTCAATCTTAGGATATTTTAGTTTATATCCCCAAGCTTCTAAACTATGTCCACCTTCCCTGACAGGATTAAACAATCTTGATATTACTAAAGTGTCCAGACATTCAATGTGACTTAGATCAACTCCTGTTAGTTTTCTAATTACAGGAATATCAAAACCAACTATGTTATGTCCTATTAACCTATCAGCACTAAGCAAAAGTTTACATCCTTCGTCAATCTGATCAGGATCAAATTTAAATATCTCTCCTGTATCAGGATTCTGACAAACAATACACCATATCTTAGTTGCCTTTAGATCATCTGTTTCTATGTCAAATACTAAATCCATACTAGAATCCTTCTTCATTATTAGTAACTTCTATATCATCATTAGAAAGTTCTGAAAGTCTACCTGTTTCGTTATCGTAAAGAAGATGTGTAGCTAATCCAACATCACCTGTATATCTTGATTTAAGAATACGAACTCTGGTTGTCTGTGATTCTTGATAATCGTCAGACTGTTGGTTTCTTTCTAAAGCTATGACGCAATCAGATAGCTGTGCAATACTCTGACTACCTCTGAGGTGAGAAAGGTTTACTTCGATACCATTCTCATGTCCTTTGTTACCATCAATCCTACGCAAGTGCGATACAAGAATCAATCCTGCACCTGTTTCTTCTACGATTGATCTTAACTTGGTCATAATAGAATCAATAGTTCTTCTTTCGTCTCCTTCTGTTGATGCGCTGACAAGCATGTGTAAGTGATCAACCACTACCCATTTACAACCACATCCTACAATCATAAACCTTATCTTAGAAAAGATTTCGTCTAGTTCGTTAGCTCCAAAGTGGGCATGAACCCACACACGATTCTTGTTATCACCATCATAGAGTATGTCAAAGAACTTATCTATTTCTTCTTTAGAATATTTCTCTCGTATCTGATCTATATATAGTCTAGAGTTAGCTTCGATAGAAAGAATACCATCAATAGTCCTGCGCCAATCTTCTTCCAATGCAATGATACCTACATTGTCAGTTGTTTGTTTGATTAACCAATGCTCTATTTCCCTTGTAACGCTTGATTTACCTAACCCTGTACCACCTGTAAGGGTAACGAGTTCTCCTTGTCTCATGCCATACAGCTTCTTATTTAGCCCTTCGTATGGATAGGGTACACTTTCTTTCTTCTCTCTGTTGTGAAACTTATCTCTCTGCTCTGACACATTGATAACTCCAGACGGAGTATAAGTCTTAGCAGACCACCATGCTTCTGTAAATTCCTTATGCTTGTTCTGTCTAAGCATATCATTAGGATCTTTACAACCTGTAGGCAATGTCATAATCCTTGCCTTACTAGGTTTGAACAGTCTTGCTACTTTCTTGCTTGCTTCCTTACCTGCTTTGTCATTATCAAAAGCAACGATAACATTTTCAAAGTTGTCGAAGAACTCAAGACTTTCTTTGATGTCACGAACTGCACCTTGCGCACCTCGTTTAATCGAAACAACTGCCCATTTACTGCCTAGTAGTTCGTAAGCTGCCATAGCGTCACATTCTCCTTCTGTGATCGTTACATACTTACCACCTTTGAAAAGCTGTTGTCCGAATAATCCTGTTTCATTATATGAACCTTGTAAGAAAAAGTTTTTATCTCTTACATTCCTACACTTGGTAGCTGATAGTTCGTGTCCGTTGTAGTACGGATAAAAATGTTTTGTAACTTTACCCTGCAAGTCATGTGCTACTTTTACACCATACTTTTTTGCAGTTTCAAGTTTTATCTTTCTATCTGGTAGTGCTGAATAGCTACCTGCTATATCATTTACTTGTTGATTTATTGGTTTTGCTGTTACTGTTTCCATATCCTTTCCTTTACACGCATCATCATAGTTTTTCATAAATCTACCACAGCTAAAACACTTGGCTGATCTATCTTTATTTATACCTACAGCATCACTACTGTTACAGTCTTCTAAAGGACAAGGTTGGTGAACAACATCCCACTCTTTATCTTCAAACTCTGCCCTCATACTTTCCTCCTTTTTAAAATTGAGAGGTGGATAAGTCACCAACTTATCTCTTATACAGTTGTCGTGTTACCTCTCATTATTGTTACTTACTTTCTTCTTTGGCATCATCTTCCTTGATGACTTCTTCCTGTCCTCCTGCGTTTACAATCTCAACTATTCTGTTTGAGAAAAAGTTAATGCCTGCTTGAATCTCTTCAAGATCTAAAGTCGCATCTACTTTTTTTGAGTTAAGTCTCTGAAGTCTTCCAAAGATACCTTTTGCTTCTTCTGGTAAATCATCTACCGAAATCCGCACATCATCAATAGTTATATAAGGTTTTTCATCATGTTCTCCCATAATTAAAACTCCTCGTTATTAGAATCTCCACCTTCGTATTCGACAAGCTCATTTACTTTTACAGCAATCAACTCAGCAAATGTTCCGTATGGACTTTTATATGGTCTAACTTTAACAGTTACGTTAGATCCGTTACCAATCAAACAATCTAAAATATTTCCATCTGAATCAAAAAGTTTAGGTGCTTTATTTGGCTCACCTGTTTTCTTATTTACTGCTGTCTTGCTAAACATGAAAGCAGGTTCATCATATTTTGGATTACCTGCTCTGTCTTTAGACTGATTTAGACCTGCACCTTCTAATTCTGAAGCTGTATCTTCGTCAGTCAACACAGTAATCATGTACTTGTGTGGCTCAAAACGTGTGTTAGGAACAGACACATTAGCCCACATAGCTTTTCCTGTTGCATACATCATATTGCTCATACTATATTACCTCTTAGTTTAAAAAATTCAGTCTGGTTTTGATTGTCGTAAGAAACCAGAAACTTACTCGCTATCTCAAAAGCAAACAAACAAGATAGAAGGAAGGTGATACATGAGGGCAAAACATATCTCGTTTGTAACAAATTATATCCTGTATTATACACTATTTCTTTTCTCATGTCCAGTCCTTTTTTAATTATTTTCAATCGACTCAGCTATTGTCTCGTAAGTAAATGATTCAAAGTTATTTAAATCTAACAAACCTTTCTCATACTTATCGCTAAGAATATTCTCTGCATCTTCTCCGCTACTCGCTTCAATAGTGAACTGATATTTTTTATTCTCGAACAAACAAACTTTATATTCGTTAGTCTTATTTTTATTTCTAACTCCTGTCAAGTTTGTGAAGTTTATAACATTATCTTTATTATCGTTAATCATTATCTTTATCTTCCTTTATAATACTTATAAGATTATACCACAAATAAATTTTAATTTCAACTATTAAAATCTAATTCGTTTATTCCGTTTACTCCGTCTCTAAGTTTTTCCAAACTTTCAACTTGTGTTCGGTCTTTGTTAGGTGTATAAGCATCAATGAACAGACCAAAGTTTTCACTATCTAATCGTTCATCAAAGTCTTTAAGTATCCCTTCTAAGTGTTTAATATCCATAGTGTTTCCTTTACTACTTTTCTACAAAGAAAGTTATTT